TTTTTTTATTTCGTGTTACTAACTCTTTCCAAGTTTCTCTTCTCTGTTTTCTTTTGTTGAATTTAGCATATTTCATATGCACAGTTATGTCAGATAAAATGTTACTAGATATATTATTCATTTGGTGTATTCCTATTCTTATCCATTATGTCACGTATTACGCTAGCCATACGTTCAGTTTTATTTTCATCGAAAGTTTTTATGCTATCTAAACCTTGAGACTCAATGTCAAAGTCAAGCAGCGACGTATTGAATCTTCCAATGAATGAAATCTTATCTGGGCCCAGTCGACTCTTTGCTAAATAGTAACAAGCTTGATTTTCTCTAGCTAACTCTTCAGTCCTACCAACAGAGATAATTAAGTCAGCAACAAAAGCTTTAGCAGCTGATTCAGATATTGTGCTCAATGATACAATGTCTTTATCCCACCCATCTCTATTTGTTTGGCTTGCTGTCCATACTGGTATTTGCATTTCTCCAGCTAATCCTCTAAGCTGTTCTACATTAGATTCTAATTCAAATCTTTTTTCGTTATAGCCCTTTGCTGATTTCATAATGTCTGCGTAATCAACAAATATCATGTCTGGCACATATCCTTGGTTATGCATAGATTTGATATGTCTCTTAAAAGTGTTAATCGTAGCAGCCTTTGTTGGGTACTCTTTGATTATCAGTCTTGGTGTTACATTGTGTTTTTTATCTATAGATTCTAAAATTCTTAATAACTTTTTATCTACTGTTTTTCTAAGAGTCCCACCAGTATCTTGCAACAGTGGAGTAAGTGCTGTTTGTGTAAGCTTAGCATCAAATCTTAACCCTACCATTTTTTCTGATAGTTCTAAGGTATAGTATATTACATTCTTACCCTGCTTTAATGCTTCAGCTGCTAAGAATACTAACAGCATCGATTTTCCAACTCCTGTCCCGGCCATTATCATGCCAAGTTCACCAGCTGATAAACCACCAGCAACAATGTCATCTAACATTTTCATACCGGTTGCAATTGGTGAACGTTTATCTACAGTTCTATCGTATGATTGGATAAAATACTCATGGCCGATGTCAGATGCAACTCCTGCATTCATCGCTTGTTGTATTAATTCGTGTATTGTTTCAAAGTCTTCACGCTTAAGTAGATCTACAGACTGTAATATTGCATTCTTCATTGCTTGCTGTCTACAAAATTCAACAGTTTTTTCTTCTATGAACTCTTTATCTGTTGATGGCTTATATGAAGAAATAAGCTTTACTAGTTTAAGTAAAAATTCTTGCTGTGTTTCATCTTCAAGCGTAGTGTTGATGATAGTTTCTAAGTTATCATATGTTGGAACTGTATTGTATTGTTCACTATATTCTATGATCAGCGTCGTTAAAAATGTATAGTGTTCGTTTGTGAAGTATTCTGGTAATAAAATTTCATATATCTGAGTAAAAAACTTCTCATCTGTTAATAAATAGTACAAAAGTTTTAGTTGAAACTTATTACCAAATTTTTCAAATGAGTTTTGATCTGTCATATGTCAAGTCCTAATCATGCGTCGAAGCAGTAATGATAGTTATGTGGGCCGAGTAATCGGCCCGTTAATTAGAATTTAGCTGATACCTGTAATACCAACGGTGTAAATGAGGTGTCTTCAGACCATTCTGTGCTAACTTCTACACCTTCATTAATTTCAACTGATAAGCCATAAGTAAATGTATCTTTAACAAACTCAGTATCATAATAACCACCAAATACTGCTACTCTATCAAAAATACCCGGAGTAATTACTCCACGCATCCATGCTTCTTCATTTTCTATCCAATATTCTCCCATAATGTTTGCATTAAATACTAAAGATTCATATACCATTTCACATGCAAGAATTTGTTCAACATCGGCTTGGCCACACTCTAACAATGTTACACTTGGAATTATACCACCATCTATAAATTGCATTTCTGCTCTCATTGACCAACTATCTTCACTACTAAAGAATCCTTCTACAGTAGCTACATCATCATATACTGTAGCTGTTAAACCTTCTGAATATGTTGATGATCTAGGAGTTGATAAAAATACTGATGCTGTTGGTCTATCAAATTTCATATTTACACCCATAGGTACAAATACTCGACCAATAGAAAAATCAGTATCAAACATATTAAATGTACCATACATTTCCATAAATGTAAACTCAGAACTTGTCTCTACATTATCTAATATGCCATAAAACGAGAATGTCTCGCTATCCATCCCTAAACCTAGATAATCTAACGACGTACTAAATTTAGAATCTTGAATCTCAAGATCTGTGTTGTCTACTTCGACACCAACTGCTCCTTCACCATACCAGTCTGTTGCCAGAACCGGAGATGTAAAAGCAAGCAATGCTAGTAACATAATAATTTTCTTCATAATTTCTTACCTTTCGTAAAATATAACTACTGCTTCGACTGCAGAACTATCTCTGTAGATGACTAAAAGGAGTCACCCAACTCTCAAAATGTTTAACTTGTGATGCAAGCTTATCTTCTAAGAACAACTTTCTAAGTTGAACCCTATCGAACTTGTTTACATCGCCATCAATAAATAACTCTTTAACTGATTGTTTATCTTGGAAACTAATGTTTACATCATGCAATTGCATCAGTTGGTAATTTAACATTATCATATCCCAATTGTCTATCACTTCTTTAATCTTAGTCGTTTGTGATTTAGTATGTGCATTGTTGTGGTATTCGTGTTTTACTAACTCTTCAAAATCAGTAATGTCATTGACTGTTTCTGTAGCTAACGTCGGAAATAATTTAATAGCTGTCTTTTCACCATAACCATACATCCCAGGAATATTGTCACTTTTATCTCCCAGTATGCATTTTATAAATATATAATTGTGCGGTAAAAATCCATGCTTTTTAACAAATGAATCGTGAGACCACAGCTGTCTAGACACACCATTATAACATACAGTATTACTACCTATCAGCTGATGATAATCAGCATCCATGGAATAAATTACATGATCATCAGATGGTGCTTTATTTACATATTCTGCAATAATGTCATCAGCTTCAACAAAGGGTAACTTAAAAACCTTAAATGGAAATACATCTAAATACTCATCTAAACGTTGTATCTGCATTTTAAAGTTATCTTTCTTTTCTTGCTCAGTTATAAAGTCAAAAGCTTTTACTGACCCTCTAGTCCAAATTCGTTTACCTCTATTTGCTTTATACTCTTTAAGTAAATTTTTACGACGCAATCCAGCTGAAGTTCCCTCCCATGATATAGCTACAACCGTTGGTTTAAAGGTTTGAACCATCGCACGTAAACTTCGTAAAAAACCGAATGTACCACCAAAATGTTCACCATCGTCGTTGGTTACTGGTATTACTACAAAATTTCGTATGAACAGATTCATGCCGTCAACATGAAGTACTCTCTCGCCCATCTTAATACCTGTGCTTTTCTCTATTGTAAAAGATTCGACTAATGTCTCGTGTTTTAAATAGTTTTGTTATACTGTCAACAAAACCCTTCATCATTTCATTAAGAGGTAAACTATAGATTACATTGTCATTATACTCTGTAACTCTAAATGTTCTAGTTGCAACATTCCTACCATCCATCGTAACGTCAATCTTAAATGTGTGAGGCTTAGCTTTATATTTCTTGTTGTCTTCCATAATTAAATCCCTTCATCTTCTGGTGATGCTTCTAAATTAGCTACTATATTATCTGCAGTTATAATGAAATGCTTACTCAATTGTAACATGACATCGTCATATATAGTCTCATTTTGTAGTAAAGCGGGTAAGCTTTTCCTTGAAAACTTTATTGGGTCTCCATGTGACTGGTTAAATTCATATGTCATGACTGTTAAAGCTTTAAAGATGCCACATTCTACACCAGCATCCAAAATACTTTTATCTACTTCAACCCAAGCTCCAGGTTTAGTTCCCCAGCCTATCGTGAAGAAGACTGTTCTCATTGGTGGAGCAACTTTATTTTTCTTTACTTCAGCTTTTACAACTCTGCCGGTTGTATTTCCAGACTTCTTATCTTTTATCTGTTTAAAGTGTGTCAATCTGATTCTGACAGAAGCATGAAATGGTATAGCTTTACCACCAGGAGTAACCTTATCATCTCCAAAGCGTACTCCAATCTTAGTTCTTAGCTGGTTAACAAAGACTAAACAAACATTATACTTATTCATGATTGGTACATACTTACGAAGACCCTGACCAATAAGCCTAGCTTGTAAACCTATAGTATGATCTCCATATGTACCAGCAACTTCAGCTGCAGTAGATGTAGCTGCTACTGAATCCCACACAATTGTTATTAGTCTATTAGATTTTTCTTCTTGTATCTTAGAAACTATAGCTTCCATTGCTTTAAATACTTCTTCTGTTGTTCCAGCTTGAATGTATACTAACTTTTTTATATCAACTCCGACTTCAGCCATTACTTCAAGAGAAGCTGCATGTTCAGTATCGATTAAAATACCAATGCCACCCTTTTTCTGTGTATTAGCTAATATGTATGAAGCTAAAAGAGTCTTACCAGCTCCTTCACCGCCAGAAATTTCAGTTAATCTACCAACTGGTATGCCACCATCTACAGTATTAGACAATGCCATATCTAGAATTGGATTTCCAGTACTTACCCAGTCTGTTATCTTTGCTGGTGAGTCCCAGAGGAAAGACGCTGTTGCGTTTGACTTGACTTTGTGGAATTGGCTAGACATTTCATCTATTAAGCCCTGTTCCATCTCTTTATCTATTTTTCGTTTTACCATATTATTCTACTTTGAGAATTTGTGATAGGTTATGTGCTACAGACTTTACTAACTTCTTGAGGTCAACTTTTCGAGAAGCATTTTCTATAATATACTCTTGTTTCTCTTCAGTAACTTCTCCAGAATCAGTAGTGCTGACACGGTGAATTGTTAATGTATATTCATGCATCCCATTAAAATTAGAAGCTGGTGATATATACCGCCTGTCAATCAAAACAGAACCCTTTGACGGGAATTCTGCATGATTGACAGGGCATATTTTAACATGTGAATCTGCATTGTCAATGTCTATTGTGACCAACGTACCATCAATGTTAAATCCCGTGCCCCTTACAATGAACACGGGAAGTTTTGTTTTAACCAAAAATATTATCCAATTGTTGTTGTATATCAGTTGGTTTATCTGATTGTTCTGCTTTTGCACCAACAGATGTTCCAGTTGAAGTATCAGTTGACTCAGCAGATGGTTCAGCCATACTGTTTAGAGCTGTCATCAGTTCATCATATGATTTAACTTTAAACAGTCCACTATCTTCATGAAGATAATCTGGTATAGAATCAATCAAATCAGCATGTTTTGCGCTCAATTTTGATGTAGCAGGTTTTAGCTTCGCTTCAGGTTTGTGGAAGTTTGTGTTGTTTCCATTTTTACCTGGAGGAGATGTCTTAACTACAAGATCTCTACCAGTTGCTTCATCTGTGAAGTCTCCCCAATCGGGATCCATCATGTGCTCGAGTAAAATGTTATATATAGTTTTACTATAGCCCCACAGTTTTACTACTGGTTCTTCATCATCTTTAATGATGATCGGTGAATATGTTCTAAGTTTAGGGAATAAAGATTTAGCAATTTGCCAATTGTCATCTCCACCCATATTGCGAAACTTATCAGCTGCTTCACAGATAGGGCATGGCTTACCCAACATCGCGTCAGGGCATACTAAAGATCTTTCGTTGCCAATATTATAGTGAAAGTAGACCTCAATGAATGGGTCTTTTGCATGTGGGTAGGGAAGCATGCGAATAGTAGTATCCTTTTCGTTTGCTTTAAACCACATTGCGCGATTTGGATCCTTTGCAGGATTAAGTTTTTCAAATTTTGCTTTGAGTGCACCAATGTCCATGTGTAATCTCCTTTGAATGATTGTTTGGATGAACGTTATGATCATAATACCATGTATTGGTAATATGTAAACTAAAAATGAAATATATTTGAGTTATTTGTTAAGTCTTATTAATTGTAAACGTAATACTCGTAGCTTGCCATGCTTGACTATCAATAGAGTGTTCTCAAACTCAGACCACTTTATATTGAAGCTTGGATCTAGATGCCCACGATTCTTAATTTTGATAACTTCATTCATTGCATTAATAGTAAATAGGGTATTTGTTTCTTTCTTTCTATGTACGCTGATTGTGCCTGGGTGAATTTTTGAATATTCTATGTTTGCGTGTTCTGGATCTATGTTATATGTAAAGACATACTCTTCTTCTAAGCAATTTGTAACTTTGAATGTGAAAATTTTAGTCTTTGGTATGTTAACTATAGTGGCAATGCTTGTTATAATGTTATCAATTTGATCTTTCACACCAAATGATGCTAACAAGATACCTCTATAGTTCAAGACTGTTCTCCATTAACTTATTAATTCTGTTAGATTTGCTGACGATGTTTCATGCACAGTATAAATATCACTAGATACTATAGTTTCCATCATACTTATAAGTTTTTCTCTATGTTTATCGTGTGGTTTAGCTAATTCTAAAAATATAGCATCAAAACGTTGGAAGATCGGCTTGTAACCAGCATCATACAGTTTACATGTCAAGTCTATCATTATCTCAGATGCAATTGACTGTATATAACTATTAAGCACTGCTGTTTCTGATTTTGGTTTTATTTTTCTACCATAAGTGTTGATGATATACCCTTGCTTCTTGTACTCTTTTTCTAGAGATGATTTTAACTTAAGAGTTTTCTGTATGTATTGTTCTCCAATTATGTTTAAATATGTTTTCAATTGGTTTTTGTCTAAGCTGCTAAGAACCTCTCTCAGCATCCGTTCATCCTTACTATATATAACCTTTGCACTAAGTATTTTGGCATCAGCACGGGGAATGCATAAACCTTCAGCGACGACTGAATGTAGATCTGTCGGTATACTTTCATCAATTATGTTTGAAAGTATAGAAAATTCGAATGACTCATAATCTAAAGATATAAAAATACTATCATCAGACGATGTCATGGCTAAGTCGGAAATACTCGGGTTAGATAAATTCAACAAATTTAAAACTTGGTTAG